TGAACGGGAGTGAGATAAAGGAAGAGTGGGAGGCGCGATAAATCGGGAAGATCGGGGCGAATTGGGGAAGAAACGGGACGGGCTCCTGAAAATCTCTTTCCCAACGCGAAACTATGAGCAGAGAAGAAAAAGGGCGCCGTTTTGGCGCCCTTTTGTTTTGCATGCGTGGATCAGTCCGCCGTGTTCATGATACCGCCGCTGCGCTCGCAAAGGGGCTCACCAGCGAGGACCGTAGAACGTAGCCCTCCAACTCCCACAGCTTGGCGCGAGCAGCTGCCCGTGCGTTGTCCGAGGCGATCTGCTCACCGATGTGGCGCTTGAAGTTCGCGGCGCTGATGCAGGCAGAGTGGCCGGTGGCCACCACGAAACCATCGGGGAGCATAGCCACCGCGACCGTGGTGGTGGTTCCAGGAAAGTGATGCGTGTGGATCACCAGGTCGTCGCACAGAGCGTCGATCTCTCCCACGGAAACGCGAGGTGCCACATCAGCGCCGGCATCTCGGATGCGCTGCTCAATCGCCTGATCCATGCTGGCAGCGGGTTGTTCAGGCGATGCCGACGGCCCGTTGATGCAGTGTTCTAGCATCGCCTTGGCCTGACCGAAGTGCAGCAGGTTGGTGCCCGTTGGGGACTTGCCTGCATGGGGCGAACGGGTGAAAGTGATGCCGCAGTCTGGAGAAAAGTCATCCGGCAGTGGCCAGGAGAGGAAACGGCCGACCATCTCATCGTTGATCGCCAACTTAGCAGTTGCAGTTTTGAGCGTTTCATCAAATACCGGTAGCGGGCGCTCCCCAGTGGACGAATCCAGCTTTGCCTCAAGCGTCACCCCTTCTCTGACAGGCCAAGACGCGTATCCGCCTTCGGGGCGTACATAGTCCTCCCGATAGAGCAGCACCGAGGTGCGTTTATGCAGATTCGCTTCACCATCGAACAGCGCGAGGTTGACACAGTCATTGGACCAGACGCGCACGATGGTGGCTGCGAGCGGCTCGCCATTACGGTACAGGGCATCGGTTGTGGCCGGAAAGAAATGAACGACGCGGCCGACGGTAGCTTTTTGCATGGTGGGTGTAGAAAGATCAGCGGGGCACAAGGCCGCCCGCCATCGGCGCTATTCCTGCAGAAAATGCGCCCGGATCAACTGGGCGATGTTGGTCCGGTCAGCCGCCGACAACCCGAGAAATGGCCGTGCCGGGATGTCGCCCCATGGGATCGGGAAGCTGCCATTGCGCGTGGAGTACATGCCAAAGCCGAACTCCCCCGACTTGGCTCCGTAGTGGAAGGTGCTGGCATAGACCATCGGGCTGCCGATGCTCACCGCGTCGTCGCCCTGCGGCTGGTAGTTGATCGTGGTGGCCAGCATGCGGGTCTCGCCGGTGCCCGGCTTCTTACCCGCCAGCTTCTGCTCGCTGCGCTTGGTGAGCGAGCCGTCCTTCTTGCGGGCGAACAGCGCACCATAGTTCGCCAGCGTGACCGCGCTGTTGGGTGCCCAGGCCTCGCCGTCTGGCCCGGTGGCGGTAGAAAACCGCTGCTTTGTCGCCTCGGCCTGGTCCTCGCCGATTTCCCTCAGCAGCGGCTGCAGGTTCTGGCCGCGTTTAACCAGGCCGTGCAGGTAGTCCAGGCCGCTGCGGTTGGTCAGTTCGATGATTTGCGACATGGAGCCTCCCCGCGTAGAATTGACTCAGCCTTGTGCAGCATCGGCCCCCGGTAGTTAACGCCGGACTCGTCTTGGACGTAATGGTCGGGGGTACAAGGCTTTTTCATTGGCGGGCCCGTGTCTTGATCACCAGGCTCAGCAACTGCAGCGAGCGGTTGCGCTTGCCAGACAGTACCTCCCACACCGTTCTGAACGTCTCGCCGTCGATCGCCTTGGTGGCGATCAGAGTGGGGTTTCCAGACCTGGATCGGTCGCCATTGCGCAAGGCATCAGGATCGTTCAGCACCTCCTCCAGCACCGCATAGTCCTGCGGCACGGCAGGCCGCTGCCCGGCGCCGTCAAACCCGTGAGAACTCAGCACATGCCGAGGCGCATCGGCCGGCAAGAGCACCGTGTAGCCTTGCGCATCAACCCCCGTGGCCTCCTGAATCCAGTCAGGGCGTTCGGCGAACCCCAGCCACAGCGGCTCCCGCTTCTGACGATTGGCGAGTACTTCACGCACGAAGTCCGGCGCCAGCGTCTCGGCGTCGATGGTGCGGTTCACGTCGGCGGAAAGCGCCTTGCTGATCGCCGGTGGATAGTCGATCAGCTTGTCCTGCACAAAGCTGCGTAGCTCGTCATCGGCACGCGCGCCAGGCGCATAGTCCCAGCCAGCATCCAGGCCCACCGCGGTGCCGGTGCGTGGGTCATTGGCATCCCATCCGTCCGGCGGCGCGCTGGCATCGCCCTCACCAGGATTGGCCACGGCCACCACGCGGCACTTGCACCCCCAGCCGTTCGGCGGAAAGTGGGTATCCCAGAAGGGATGATCGTGGCGCAGCGTCAGCCGCATGTCGCCCCACTGCTTGTGGTGCGGCCGCGGGTGGGTCACGCTGTCGTTGTGCACATAGCGCCAGTACGGGCGTCGCTGCAGCAGGTCCGGGTCCAGCAATTGGGCGCGGCGCCCGGCCGCGTAGGCCGTGGCCATGTTGGTCTGGTAAATCACCCGCGTGCGCCACGCCTCGCCGGCCGCGGTGCCCTCACCAGTCCAGCCGGTCCAGCCGTGCTTAGCCACGATCTCCGCAAACTGCTTGCGAAACTCGCCGATGGAGTCACCCTGCACGGCCTGATCAACGGCGCGGCGCAGGTCGGTCAGCAGATCGGCCTTCATGGCTCCCGCCACCATGAAGGCGCGATCATGCGCCGCACGCTGAATATCGCGCCAGGTCTCGCTGGGCAGATTCAGCTTGTTCCTGAAGAACGCGATCTGCTCGGCAAACTGCTGCCGCGCACCGTTGATCACGTCGGCATCAGCCACGGCGCGCCTCCTGATCGGCCTGGTCGCGTCCCTGCAGGTGGGCCAGCTCGAACGCCATGGCCATCAACTCGGTCAGCTGGTCGGTGGGCAGCTCGCTATAGGCATCCAGCAATGCGTTCTGCAGGGCCTGCAGGTCGGTGTGCGACTGCACCAAGCCGCGCACCTGGTCTACCCATGCGCCCACCATCGGTGCGGCTCCATCGCCCAGCAGCTGCACGGCCGCAGACTGGTCGGCGCCAGGGTTTTCGGCAAACTCCACGGGGGCGGCGGACGGCGCAGGCGCCTCCTCAATGTCGCCTTCCTCCAGCTTGTAGGCGCGCATCCAGTAGCTCCGCGTCAGCCGCACCCCCGACTTCGTCAGCGATTCATCACGGGTCGCCTGCGCCTGGTTGACCTGTTCCTCCTCGTACAACTCCACCTTCGGTGCTGGCGCTTCGGCGCCCTCGTTCACATCGACCACCCAGCGCAGCAGCTGGTTCAGGGTGGCCTCCACCAGACGCGCATCGCCGTTGCGGATTTCTTGGGCCACTTCCAGACCAGCCGTCGCGCTGGCGTGGGTGCTGCTGGCCTCGGTGCTCTGGTTCTGTCCCAGCAGTGCGATCGCCACTTCCGAGCGGCAGAACATCAACAGCTCCCGGTACATCTCCGCGCTGGCACTGCGGTCGTTAGCCTCCAGCGTGTCCACGCTGGCATCATCGGGAATCACCGCCACAGCGTCCTGGATCATGGATTCCAGCTTGTCCAGCAGCTCATCGTTCTGGTGCTGCGGCGTGCCGCGAGGGGTCTTTGCCACCAGCCAAGGCGTGCCGTACTTCTCGGTGAAGGTCACCCAAAACTTCAGCCCGCCACGCTTGAACACCGTGGGCCAGAAGCACATGGACAGATCGGCAAAGCCATAGGGGTTCGCATAGCTCGCCTCCTGCCGCGCCAGCAGGAACTTGCGCGCCGGCAACGCCTCGCCCGTGTGGGGCTGTGCCCGGCTTTTGAAACGCAGCTGCGCCTCTTGATCGAACATGAACCACTCGCCCGGCTTGCCTACCACCTGCACTGGTGCCAGCGCACCGCCCAACCGGCCCCACTCCAACTCCAGCGGCTGCCAGCCGAACAGCACCGCATCCAGAATCTCATTGAGCAACCGATCCGTATCCAGCTTGGAGAAGATGTCGCCCGCCAGGCGCGTGGCGCGCGCGCTGGCCTTGTCGCGCGTCACGCGCAGCTCCAGCGCCTTCACGGCCGCCTTGCGCCGGCGAATGCAGCCACCCACGTGCGCATCGCTGCGCAGATCGCGGTATACGCGGATGTCCTTTCCCTGCCGTTTCAGGATCGGGTCAGGGTTGGGCAGCATGAAGCCCAGGCCGAACAGATCGCCCGAGCGCGCACGCGTGGCGATCTCCTCGACCAATGGGGCCTGGGGCTTCTTCGCTTCGGCGAACGAGACGAACTCTGAGGGGGAAACGTAGATTCCGCGGGTCATTTAGTAGCCTTCCATGGATACGTCCAGGCGGCTGGCGCGCGGGCGGCTGGCGACGTGTACCGGCCCCCAATCCATCCGGGCCGCCGCGTGCGAATAGATGCAGGCCATCGTGCTATCCCCGTGGCCGATAGACTTGTCTGTCGATTCGGGCATGCGGGGCACGCCGCGCACCAGCCGGATGGCGCGGTGCCCTTGCAGCAGACCGTCGTGCTTGGGCAGCAGAAGCGTTCCGTCTTCCAGAGCTGCTTTGTAGGGCGGCATGTTGTCCCGGTACCAGCCCTCGGTGGGCATCAGTCGTTGCACCACCGATCCGTATTTGTCGTAAGCGGCTTCGCCCACATAGCTGCCGTTGCCCCGACTGTCGATCACCATCCCGCACTTGCGAGGCAATGCATCCCCTATGGCGTACAGCACCTGCAGCTGCTGGTTGTAGGGCACGTTCTTCATCTCGGCGATGAAGGGGATGCGTTGATGCAGATTCGTCTCGATCTCGTTCGGAGCGATCGACGACAGGTCTCCGGTGCGCGCGAAGTCCATGCCCAGCGCGTGGCGCAGGCCCGACTCAAACTTAAGCAGGGGCCGCAGCACATCGCCAATCCAGTCACCCATGATGCGCTGGCGGCGATCTGGCGTAGCATTGTTGAAGTCCTGTGTGCCGTTGAAGCGGATCACAGGCCACTCGCGCATGCGGTTTTCCACCAGCGTTCGGGTGAGCCAGGCTCCGCCGCCCTGGGCAGGAACGCAAAACAGTTCTTCGTCCTCATTGGGACGGTAGCGGTCGATCGTCGCCTTGCGCCAGGCGGCCTCGGCCTCGGCCGACCACACGCGGCCCGTGACATTGCAGATCTTGCGGTACAGGCCATCGCGCAGCGCATCGTCCAGCGTCACCCGGTGCAGGCTGTAGTCGTAGCGGCCGGCGCGCACGTCGTTGATCAGCTCGTTGAACGGGTTGTCCGCCCCATCGTGCGTGCTGATGATGCGGATCTGGCCGCCCCACATGGTCATGGCCATGGCCGCCTTCAGCAACTCCTTGATGTCGTCCACGAAGGCAGCTTCGTCGATCACCAGCCGCTCGCCGGGCCGCCCCTTGCTGCGCAGGTTGCGCGGGTTGCTGGTGAAGGCCTGGATCATGTGCCCGCTGTCGAATTTGATCGTGTAGGTGAGGATCTGCTTGTCCTCTTCCTCGATCACCGACTCCTCGATCTGCCCAGCCGCCGCGTTAAACGCCTTGGCCCACGTGGCGCAGTCGCTGATGAAACCCGCCGTCATGTCCTTGTTGTAGGAGATGTAATAGACGTTGGCTCCCTGAGCGCTGGCGGCGTACAGCACATCGTCGGCCGCCTCTGCATAGCTGATACCGATACGGCGCGACTTCTCGATGATCTTCACCGGGGACTGATCTGCGATCCAGTCCACCTGGTACTGCATCAGGATGCGCGCTGCCTGGGCGACGGCGGTGTGCTGCATCAGAGCTGCCCCATGATGGCGGCGCGCAGCGCACCGACGCCCTCCGCCGACAGGCCTTGCTGCTTCGCGGTAGCCGCTGCGGTGGCACTGGCATCTTCCAACGCCTTGCGCCGCGCCTCGGCCTCGATGGCCGCGCGAGCCTCCATGCTGAAGCGCTTCTGCGTCACGCTGGCCTTGCCGATCTCGGCCGCGTTCTTGAATAGCTTGTTCACGTCCACGTCATCGGCGTTGATCTCCAGGTCCATCAGCAGGTTGAAAATCTTCTCCTGCGTCATGCGCACCACGGCAGCGCCCAGCTTGTCTTCCTCATCCGGTGCGGCGTCCACCAGGGCACGGGCCTGTTCGCTGGCCATCTTGAGCTGGGCCATGCGCTGCTCGAAGGGTGAGCCATAGCGCTGAAGCGCCGACTTGGAGATATCCGCGCCGCGCTTTTTCAAGTCCTGCGCCAGCTGCACGTAGTCGCCAAAGCCTCGCTTCACCAGCTCGGCGTCCAGCCACTCCTTCAGCTCGGGCGGCAGCTCATGCACTTTGCTGCGACGGGGCATGGCTTACACCTGCGTGATCTTGGGGCGCGCGACGCCGGGCTGCGCGTCGATCGTGTACTCCACGAAGTCGATGCCCGTGCGGGTCAGATCCACCATCCAGCGATCCATGGCGTCCTTGGTGATGCGCACCATCTCACGCTCCTCCAGGTAGTCCAGGTTCAGGCGCACCTCCTGGTGGGTCGCATCGGGGTACACCGAGCGCACGATCACCAGGAGCGGCTCCGTGTAGATGCCCACGGGGCGGCTCAAATTGATGGCCTGCAGCAGGTGCCAGCGAATGTCCTCACGGCGGATTTTGGCGATATCGATCATTACTTTTTCACTCCCAACTGATCCAGGCACCGCTCCATGCGCAGCGCGAAGTTGTCGATGCGGGTCTCGATGATTCCCACGTGCCGCACGAAGTCGTCGCGCCGCAGGTACTCACGCGCCATGTCGGCCTGGTGCTTGCGGAACTCCCTCTCCAACTCCAGCGTGGCCGAGGCGTTGCGGTCCTGCGTTTTGGCGATATCCACCATCACCTTGCCCAGCGCGTCGAAGCGCTCGCTGATGCGCTTCTCTCCCTGGTGGCTGATCACCTTTAGCAGTGCCCACAGCGCCGCGATGAACAAGGCGGCTACCGTGATGACGTTGGTCATCGTCAGCTCAAAGATCATGGGGAAGGGGCTCCTGGGCGTTGGGAACAACGGTGCGCACAAAGTCCTGCAACCCGCTCACTTGGGTGCCGAGCCGGTCAGCCTCTGCTGCCACTGCTGCATATCGGCGGCTGCAGCTTCCAAGAAGCTCGCGGGCGGTGCGGGCTGCATCAACGAGGGCGGCGGTGTCGGCACTCTGACTGGCGCCGGGCATGTCATTGCCACCAGGGGCGAGTTGCGCGTTGAGCTCGGCGATGGTGTCGAGCAGGCTGCGGTTGCGAGCGTCAGCGCGGCCAAGAGCAGCGCGCAGAGCGCCCTCACGTTGTGCTTGTTCACGGGCGATCCTTTCGGCTTGAATCTGCTTGGCCTTCTCATCCTCGCGGGCAAGGGTCTCGGCCAGGGCGCGGCGCCGCATGGCTTCGGCCTCGGCTTCCATCTGTTCGGCGCGTCGCTTGGCCTCAGCCAGGTGCCACTCCCCGCGCACGCGCTCAGCACCCTGGGTATCGCCGAGGGCTATCAGGTGCGCGTTCCAAGCGCGCACGCCCAGCACTACGGCCAGGGTCAGTACCGCGGCAGCTATGACGCGCAGACTCATGGCGTGGCCTCCAGGGGTTCACCCAGACACATGGCACGCAGGTGCTTGCGATCGGTCCACACGCCCCTGCAGGTGCGGTTGTCGGGGTGGCTGCAGCGGTCCCGTGGTTGGCGCACGGGGCCGGCACGGTCGTAGAGCAAGATCGCGTCACAGGCGCCGGGGTAGTCACCGGCCTGCAGGCGTTGCACCAGCGTGCTGGGGCCGGTGCGGTTGTTGTTCTTGCACACAGTGGTTGCGCCTACGTTGTAGGCCAGGCCTACATAGGCGTCCCATTCGTGCTGGTGCAGCGGGACAGCCAGGCAGCGCTTCAAGGCCACCTCGTATTCGTTCGCGTCGGCGCGCAATCGCACCAGCGCGCGCACGGGCGTGGTGGTGTCGCCCATCTTCACGCCGGCCGTGGAGCCGAAGCCCACCGTGGGCACCTTGGCGCCGTGCACCGCATCTGGGTAAGCGCGCTCGCTGTAGCCCTCGCGCTGGGCGATGTAGACCAACCCGGTGGCGGATAGCGCCAGGGCCGCTATAGCAATGCGGTTATCCATGGGGCACCCCTGCGCTGGGGTGCCCTGTGCGGACGTGAGGGGAAGTCATGCACGGCAGGATGCCGTGCGCGCGCGATCAGCGGTAAATGGTGCGCGCCATTGTTTGAAGGCGCCGTGGACCCTACGTCACAGTTGCTATGGCTGTGGCCTCAACTCTTGAAGTCAGCAAACACTCGGCGAAAAAAGTTGGGATTGGGAACATGATCTGGATGTCCATCAGCGATCGACTGTTCACGCTCACACATCAGGCTGAGTGTTCTCAAGGGCGGTGGCGCCTTTGCACACAAACGGGCGTAGTCTGCATTCCAAGCAGACGTTTTAGCTGGCGTGAGGTCACCTGAAGGAACTTGCTCAATTGCGCCAACCAGGGCCGCGGCCTGTTCCGCAAGTTCCTTGTGTAGCTGCTTGCGATCGCCATAGCCGAACACGAGCGCGAGCAATCCCATTGAGGTAATCGCCGTAGCCAGCCAAGGTAAGAAGCCCACCATGTACTGCCCCATCAGCGACGCTCCAAGCACAACCGTAATGGACTTCGTACCCTTGTCCATAAGGTCAAAAGCGCGCTGGCGGCGGCGGTGGTAGCGTATTTGCACCCAGGCGTTATGCAAGGTGGCACACCGTTGTGTCCACAAAGAATCCAACCGTGCCTCGTCGGCAATCGTTGAATCGGTAGCAGTACTCATGCTGCACATTGTGGCACTCGCAACCTATTTGGGCCGGGGCGGTGGCGGTGGCGGCGGCGTGAAATAAACAGCGCCTTCGCCGAAAGCGGGCGATTCGTCCCTCCTTTGAGGTGTCTGGCGTGGTGGCGGCGGGGGAGGCGGTGGCGGCGGCGGTACCTTCTTGTCTGTCATGACAGCTCCAGTTTCAATTTTGGTAATCGGTCCATCACTTCGGGCGTGGCGGCGCAGGTGGCGGCGGACTGAAATAGACAGTGCTTTCGGTAAGACGTTCGACCCCAAAAGATTTATCCAGTACGCCTGAGTCTCTTGGCTGTGGTGGCGGCGGCGGCGGTGGTGGTGGTGGCGGCGGCGGCGGCGGCGGTGGTGGCGGTGGAACTTTCTTATCGGTCATGGCTGATCTCCTCTTTTAGTGGGTTGGCTACCCATACCAAGCTACTGGGCTTGCAACTCTCTCAGTTCTTTCTTCATCGAATCCAGCTCAGCATTCAGCTCTCGTGACCGCACATCGCACATGGTTGCTGCGGCCTGCATCTCGGCGGCGAGAGACTGCAGGTAGGTGGCACCTGCCAGGTTGTTATTCGCAGAGCCTTGGCGGGATCGCAGATCGGCCTGCTTCTGCTCGCACTGACGTTTGTGGGCGTGAATCGCAGATTCCGCGTCGGGGATGCCGCGGTTCTCTAGGTAGGTGCGACGCTGCCAGCTGGCGCCAAAGGCGCCTTCCTTTTTCTTGGCAGGTGCGGCAGCTGCAGCTGGAGCGGGCGCAGCGTTGATGTCTGCAGTGGTCGCGGCTGCAGCGGCTCTAGGGGCGCGTCCGCTGGCCGGCCGTACTTCGATCTTCTCGCCTTGCCCCATGCAGGGCGCATCCTGGAACACGACTTTGCCGTCGGGCCCCTTGCACTTGTTGATGGCCCAGGTGGGAAAGGCCAGCGCCAGTGCGCACATAACAATGGCTTGCTTGATCATGCTCGGTTCCTCTCCTCATTGCGTTGGATGGCCTCTACGTATCGGCGCACGCGGTAAAGCTGTTGGCTGTTCAACTGGTTGACCAGGCCGGTGTTGAACTCACTGCGCATGAATGCCACCACCTTGTTGTAGGTGCGCGGCTGCAGTTGTTTCATTCGTGCGAACACATCGCGTTGCTCAGGTGTGGTGAGGCGACCGCAATCGTTCGAAGCAGCAGGGCTGCCGGCAGGAGCCTGTGAGGGCGTCGCCGCGACTGCATAAAAGTGCTGGTGTGTCACCTGCGTCACGTGCACGGCGCTGCTGTGCGTGCTTCGGTCCATATGCAGCCCGCCCTGGACCTTGCCTACCTGCACTGCGTTGTCGCCTACGACTTTCTGTTGCGGCAGCAGCTTGGCCAGCCAGGCCAGTAACTGCCTCGGTAGCTCACTCACACCTTGGTCCTCACCTGTTTTTGATACGCGCCTTGCCCGTCACGCTGCCAATCTGAATCGCGTCGTCGCCCACCACGGACTGCCCACCGTTACCTGCCCCACGACTGGCCGGTGTGGGCGGCATGCCTGCGGCCAGCAACGCGGCCGTCTGGATCAGATGCTGGCGCGCCTGCGCGTTGCAGCGGCGGTAGCTGTCCAGCAACACCTGCTCCGCAGCGTCATGCGCTGGGTGGGCGCTGCTTCGCTCGCCAGTGAGCACGTAGAGCACATCTACACCTGCAGCTGGAAGAGCTGCCAAGTAACCCGCATCAGGCAGACGCTCGCCTGATTCGTAGTTCCTTTGGGAGCGCGCGGTGACGCCGCACTGCTCAGCCAGAGCTTGTTGGCTCATGCCAAGCGTTTCCCTCGTCTCTCGCAATCGATCTGCAACAGAAGGCACAAATATTCCCAATCACCTATTGCAATGCGGAACATTTGTGCCGCATAATTCGCACAACAACAAACCAACCAATGCAACAGCGCCAACTGCTGCACAACAAATAGGACGCACCGCCATGACGAAATCTCGCGCGCAGGTACGTGCCGAGTTCGCCCGCAAGGGCTGGTCCATCTCGGCTTGGGCCAAGAAGAACGGCTACTCGCCCAACATGGTCATCGCCATTCTGGCTGACGACGAAGTCAATCCCCGTCTCAAGTGCCTACGCGGCGATGCACACAACATCGCAGTCACGTTGGGCCTTAAGGCTGGTGAGGTCTCGCGGGAAACCCGCCGCACCGCAGTTGCGTGAGGGTCATTTTCATGTGTCCTGCACCCAATGTAACAAATTGCCTTAACGCGAAGCTGACGCCCAGCGAGGCGCAGCGCATCAGCGACCTGTTGATGGCCCAGCATGCGCGAGCAACAGCACCCCTGACAGCTCTGCGAGCCCGGATTGCCAAGCTGGCTCTGGCTGGGTCTGCGCCAGTGTCTCCAGATCACGCGCCAGTTGCGGNAGNTCTGCATGGCCNGCCTTTGACAGATGGCGGGCCAGTGNCACAAACGCCGCACGCTGCACCGCCTGCGCNGCATTCAGCTCGCGCACNTGGTCCAGCAGTGCNTCCAGGACATCCGGCAGGNCTTGAGGGTGTTGCATGTTCATCCTTCCAGGGTGGGGTGTGACATGGCTGCACTTTGCCACCCTGAAAGCCGTTTTCATCATTTCCGCGCCGGCATTTGTTTGGACGTGACCCGCGAGTGGGGCTTCCAATGAGCCGCCGCGATTGGAAACGCCTGCGCGCCAGCAGCCTGGTGCACGCCATGCGTCTGTGCAAGGAGTTCGCCCAGGCCAAGCACAACCTGGGCGTGGAGCGCATCGCCGACCGCATGGGTGCCACCCATGACAGCCTCTACAAGTGGCTGGCCACGGGGCGCATGCCCGCCATCCTGATCCCCACGTTCGAGCTGGCCTGCGGCTGCAACTACGTGAGCGACTGGCTGGCCGCCAGCAGCGGCCGCCTGGTGGTGCCCATGCCCACCGGCCGAAAGGTCGAGGACACCCAGTTGCTGGACATGAACAGCAGCTGCGCCGCTGCCCTGCAGCTCCTCACTGCCTTCTACCAGGCCCCCACCGAGGCCGACACCGAAGCCACCCTGGCCGCCCTGCGCTTGCACCTGGAGCAGGTGGCCTACCACCACCACAACGTGGCGCAGTACGTCACCCCTGAACTGGAGTTTTGAGTCATGGACGAACTCGACATCACCTATGCCCTGTCCAAGCAGATCCCGGACATGGAGCGCGGCTTCACCATCAGCACCAGCTACGGCGACCTGGTGGTGGAGGCCCACGAGGCGGCTGCCTTCGTGGAAGCGGCCAACCTGCTGATGTTCCAGCGCCTGGCCGCCCTGCGTGGCTCGAAACAGTCGCGAGGGAGCCAGGCATGAGCCGCACCACCGACTACACCAACGCCGCGCAGCAGCGCATCCTGCACCTGCAGCTGGCTCTGTTCGCCGACGTGGTGCATGGCCTGGCGCCCTCCAAGCTGGCCGAGCTGCTGCGCGTGCCCGCCAGCGCCATCACCCGCGACCTGGACAACCTGCGCACCGCCGGCCTGGCCGAGCGTGACGAGTCCACCGGCCACTGGCGCCTCACGCCTCGCCTTCCGCAGCAGGCCATCAAGGTCTTCAACAGCATCGACACGGCCCAGCGCCGCGTGGATGAAGCCCGCAACCGATTCACCCGCAACCCCGACTGAGAAAGAAGCCCATGGCACGCCCACCCAAGAAGATCGAAGTGCAAGACGTGGAAGACAAGACCATCGACCAGGAGAAGTTCGCCGGCGCCATGGCCGTGATGCGCGCCGATGAAGGCGCCCAGGCCCTTGCGCTGTCGCAGCGCGAGACCACCGTGCGCGCCGTGGCCCAGCAGCTGGGCTACCAGCTGCCCGCCGACGCCACCGACCCCGACCTGATCCAGCGCGATATTGCCGCCAACATGCGCCGCAGCGTGGAGGCCTGCCTGGAGGTGGGGCGCGGGCTGCGCGTGCTCAAGGAGGCCTGCGAGCACGGCCAGTTCACCGCTCGCCTTGATGTGCTCGGCATTGAGGTACGGGTTGCACAGAAGTTCATGGCCTCCGCCGCCAAGTTCTCAAAAGCGGCGTCAACGCCGCTTTTGAAGGCCGCAGGCAACCAGACCAAGCTGTTCGAGATGCTCGTTCTGGACGACGAGCAGATCGAGGAGCTTGAGCTCACCGGCCAGACGGGCGAGCTCTCCCTCGACGATGTGGCGACCATGAGCGTCAAGGAACTGCGCGCCGCGCTGCGCGAGTCCCGCGCCGAGCATGACGCCACCAAGGCCGTCATGTCCAAGAAGCAGTCCCGCATCGACCAGCTGGAGCGTGCGCAGGAGCGCATCGCCAAGATGCCGCCCGACGAAGACCTGGAAAAGCTCCAGCAAGAGGCCACCACCCACCTGCTGTCGGCCCAGGGTGCAATCCGTGGCCAGCTGCGCGCAGCGCTGATCGCCCTGCAAAACCATCAGGAAGACAACAGCACCTTCATGGCCGGCATGGTGGGGCAGCTCATGGCCGACCTGACCCTGCTGCGCGACGAGTTCAACCTGCCAGGCCTGGCAGAAGGCGTCCAGCCCGAATGGCAGCGCTGGGCCGCTGCGCAAGGCGCCGGAGCCGCTCAAGCGAACTGAAGGCCGCTGCATGAGCCCCGCACTCATCGAAGCCCTGCTGGACGTGGCACGCCGCGCCCAAGAGGCTGGTCACGGCGGCAAGGAGACCGTCTACGCCTCCGCCTGCCAGCACCTGGGCCTGTCGCGCGCCACGCTCATGCGCCGCATCAAGGAGGTCACCGTGAAACCCGAACGCAAACGCCGCTCCGACGCGGGCTCCACCGCCTTGAGCCTGCCCGATGCGCAACTGCTGAGCACCGCGCTCATGGAAGGCTACCGTGCCAACGACAAGGCCATCCATGCCCTCAAGCTGGCGCTGGTGCGGCTGCGCGCCAACCGGCCGCACTTTGCCTGCACGCTGGACCCGGCCACCGGCGAGATTCGCCCCTTGTCCGACAGCGCCTGCGCCCGAGCGCTGCGCACCTACAAGCTGCACCCCGAGCAGCTGCGCCAGCCCGAACCGGTGCAGGCCTTGGCCAGCGACCACCCCAACGACGTGTGGCAGATCGACGCCTCTATCAGCACATTGTTTTATGTGCCCGAGGGCGGCGTGGCCGACATGGACAAGGCGGTGTTCTACAAGAACAAGCCCGAGAACTTCGAGAAGATCAAGCGCCAGCGCCTCACGCGCTACGTGCTCACGGATCACTGCAGCGGCGCCATCTTTGTGCACTACGTGGCCGGGGGCGAATCCATCGTCAACATGGCCGAGGCCTTCCTGGCCGCGATTGCCCTGCGCCCCGACCAGCAGATGTACGGCGTGCCGTTTCACCTGATGATGGACCCGGGCAGTGCCGGCATTGGCGGCGCCTTCAAGACCCTGCTGCGCCGCCTGCAGGTCAAGCCCGTGGTGAACGAGGCCGGCAACCCGCGCGCCAAGGGCCAGGTGGAAAACGCCCACAACCTGGTCGAGACCAACTTCGAGAGCGGCTTCAAGTTCCAGCACGTGCCCAGCATCGCCTGGATCAACGAGCAGGCTGCCCAGTGGATGCGCTACTACAACAGCGTGCGCGTGCACAGCCGGCATGGCCTGACGCGTTGGGCCAAGTGGATGGAGATCACTCAGCAGCAGCTGCGCCTGGTGGATGCCGCCCTGGCGCGCCAGCTGCTCACCCACGAGCCGGCCACCCCCAAGGTAGATAGCGGGCTGTGCGTTCGCTTCAGCGGCCGGGTGTGGTCGGTCAAGCAGGTACCAAACGTGATGGTGGGCGAGAAGCTCACCGTTACCTTCAACCCCTTCAACCCGGCCACTGCCTATGTGCTGGACCGTGACGCCCAGGGCGATGAGGTTTTGATCGAAATCCCGGAGGTGCAGAAAGACGCCAACGGCTTTGCCGAAGGCGCGGCGCACATTGCCCGTGAGTACAAGAGCCTGCCCGAGACCGCCGCAGACGCCAACCGCAAGCTGGTGGAGCGCATCGCCACCGGCGCGCAGACCGACGAGCAGGCCGCCGCCGCGCGCAAGGCCAAGGCGCTGCCCCTCGGCGGCACGCTGGACCCCTACAAGCACCACGCGGACTTGCCCGACGTTGCCATGCTGCCCCGCCGCGGCACCGAGCTGCAGACCGGCGTGGCCACGCACAAGGCTCCGGCCCAGGTGCTTACCTGCTTTGCGGCCGCCGCCGAGCTGCGCCGCATGGGCCTGCAGATGGACCGCGAGAAGACGGCGCAGCTGCGCGCCTGGTACCCCGATGGCGTTCCTGAAGACCAGCTGCAAGCCTTGATGGAGCGGCTGACGGTGCGCGCGGGCTTGCGCGTGGTGGCAGGGGGTGGCGCATGAGCCTCTCTGCCTTGTTCTCCGAATTCGGCGTGCCCCAGTCCGACCTGCGCCGCGCCACGGGCCTGTCGCGCTCGGCCGTCAGCCGTCTGGTGGCCCATGGCCAGTGGCCGGCGCGCGGCACGCGCCAGGTCATCGACCGCATTGGCACCTATCTGCAGCAGCGGGGCCTGACGGCCGCGCAGCTCAAGACCGCGCAGCTGGCCTTGCTGGTCAGCAGCACCACGAAGTTGGCCCCGGTGAGTTCGCACCTCACCGAGGCCGCCCCTGAAGTCCCGAAACCAACCGAAACCCCCGAGGAGGAAACCATGCTACTGCAAAACGAAGCCCTGTCTCCTGAGGCGCGCAAGCACTTCAACCTGCCGCGCAACCCCTTCCAGGACGATGTGCAGACCCCCGACGACGTGTACCAGACGCCCAGCGTGCGCTACGTGCGCGCTGCGCTGAACGATTGCGCGCAGCACCACGGCTTCCTGGCGGTGGTGGGCGAGAGCGGCGCGGGCAAGAGCACCTTGGCCGAAGACCTGGAGGAGCGGCTGAAGGCCGATAAGAAGGATGTGTTGATCATCCGCCCCTACGTGCTGGCCATGGAGGCCAGCGACGCTAAGGGCAAGACCCTGAAGGCCAGCCACATTGCCGAATCCATCGCCGCGGCGCTGGACCCGCAGCTCAAGGTCAAGAGCAGCCCTGAGGCGCGTTTCCGCCAGGTGCATGAGCTGCTCAAGGCCAGCCACCGCGCCGGCCGCCGCCACCTGCTGCTCATCGAAGAGGCGCACTGCCTGCCTGGCGCCACCCTCAAGCACCTGAAGCGCTTCATTGAGCTGAAAGACGGCATGCGCCGCCTGATCGGCGTGGCCCTGGTCGGCCAGCCCGAGCTGCGCGACCGCCTGTCCAGCCAGAACGCCGAGGTGCGCGAAGTGGCCCAGCGCTGCGAGATCGTGGAACTGGAGCCGCTGGACGCCGAGCTGGAAGGCTACCTGCGCCACAAGTTCGCCCGCTTTGACCTGAAGTACGAGGACGTGATGGCCCCCGACGCGGCCGACGCCATTCGCACCCGCCTGGTGCACATCCCTCGCGGCGGCAAACCCAGTGACGCGCGCAGCGAGTGCTATCCCCTGGTGGTCAACAACCTGGTCTGCCGCGCCATGAACGCCGCCACGCGCGCCGGATGGCCCGTGGTGGATGCGCAGGTCATCGCAGGGTGCTGATCACCATGGCCATCTACCGCATCACCATCAAAACGGCGCAGGCGCGCTGGTCCATCACGGGCTTGTTCGCCAGCAGTTGCGAAGCCGTCAGCCAGACGCTGGCCGACTGGCCCGAGGCGCGCTGCATCTCGGCCCGCTGCATCAGGAGCGTGCAATGACCACGAAACGAACCTGCCACGAGCTCGGCGTGTGCCACGGCCGCCCAGGCGTGGGCTGCACCGGCAACCAGGACGCTCGCCACGACGCCCACCAGCTGCCGCCAGGTGGCTTTTACTTCGCGCCCGGCGCAGTGGAGCCGCCGCTACGCGCTGGCCGCGCTCGCCGCTGGCTGGTTCTGCTGGTGGAGGTGGCCCTGCTGCTCGCCATCGCCGCCTCTCTGGGTGTGGCCAGCGGCTGGCTCCATGCGAAAGGCCTGATGTGAGCGACCTGTCCTGCCCCAGCTGCGGCGCCGAGTTCGACCTGGCCGTGGCCTTCTCCCACGAGGTGGACCAGCGCGCCCTGGCCCGCCTGGCCAGTGTCAGCATTCCACTGGGCGCCCGCGTGATGCAGTACGTGGCGCTGTTCCAGCCGCCCAAGCAACGCCTCACCGCCGCCAAGAAGATCAAGCTGATCCTGCAGCTGCTGCCTGACCTGGAGCGCCAGGCCATCACCTGGAAGGGCCGGGATTGGGCGGCGCCGCTCGCGGCCTGGGCTCAGGCGATCGACCAGATGCTGGACGCGCGCACCGCGGGGCGCCTGGAGCTGCCCATGAAGGGCCACGGCTACCTGTACGCAATCTTGAGCGGCATGGCCGACAAGCACGAGGCCGCCGCCGAGCACCAGCGCGAAGCCGACCTACGCCAAGCAGGCCGCGCGCACTCCAGCGATGCGCCCACACAGGTGGGCCAGCTGCTGCAGACCAGCGCTACGCCGCCCGCCAGCACCACGGCCGCACCGCGGCCCTCCACTACACCGGCACCTGCCGGGATGTCCCCCACCGTGCGCGCCATGCGCGCAGCCATCCAAGCGAAGAAAGGCGAGCAGCCGTGAACCCGACCACCCAGCAACTACCTGGCCGCGGCCGTCCTCGCGGCCAGGTGCAACCCACGCCGCGCCTTGCGGGCGCCGTGCCGCCCGCGCAGTACGACGTGATGCGTGCACCGACCTGGACCACCAGCCCGGCGCCTGCGGCCCGTGCGGGTGCCGATGACCACAAGCGCATCCAAAGCCGCGGCTTTCGGTGCTGATCACACGAGAAGGAGCCCCTATGCCCACCGCCATCGAATCCATCAACAAGCACGCCGAGGTGTATGCCAAGGCCCGTGCGCTGCTGGCCGAGAAGGTCACAGCGCTCAATGACGGCATCGCCGCGCTGCGCCGCGACCACCTAGCCGACATCCGCCGCGCGGTGACACGCGCCGCCGAGGCCGAGGACGCGCTGCGCGCCCTGGTCGAAACCCACCCCGAGTGCTTCGTGAAGCCCAAGACGCAGGTGCTGGCGGGCGTCAAGCTCGGCTATCAAAAGGGCAAAGGCGCCATCTCATTCGATGACGCCGACGCTGTGGTGGCCCGCATCAAGAAGCACCTGCCCGAACAGGCCGACGTGCTGATCCGCACCAAGGAGGCGCCGGTGAAGGAAGCGCTGGCGCAGCTCACTGCCGCCGAGCTCAAGAAGATCGGCGTGACGATCGAGGACGCTGGCGACACGGTGGTGATCAAGCCCGTGGACAGCGAGGTGGACAAGCTGGTGGACGCGCTGCTCAAGGGCGCGGCACAGGAAGGCGAGGCGTAGGCCATGGGGAGCATCCAGTCACGCCAAGCCGCTATGGCCTTTCGCAACGCGGGCGCACGTCCCGCGTGCCGCAACTGCAAGCACGGCCAGCAGGTCTATGTAGAGCGCATGCCGCCCTACGACCGCGCAGGGTGGGAGTGCACCAAGGGCGGATTCAAGGTCTCCGCAATGGCCATCTGTGACAAGCATGAGCCCAAGGGGCGCAAGGAGGGATCTCAATGATCAAGAGCGCCATCATCTACCGCATCGCACCAGCATGGCAGGTGGAGCTGACCCAGCTGGAGGAAGCGCTGGCCAAGGCGCCCTTCCAGGAATGCGGCGCCACGCAGGAAAAGTCCAGCGGCTGGGTGCCCCCGCGCGGCGAGGCTCACGGACTGCTGGCCGAGAGCGTGGGCGGCCACTGGATGCTGCGCTTCCAATGGGAAGCCAAGATGCTCCCGGCCACCGTGCTGGCGCGCAAG